ACGCAAAAGACAACATCTACCCGCGCAAAGAGCGCCCGGAAAACAAGATCGACGGGATCGTGGCACTGATCATGGCGCTATCCCGCGCGCTGGTGGGCGATGGAACACCCAAGATGCCCGATGACTACACGCTGCTGATCGTATGAATCCCAAGGTCTATAACGCTTCGCTGCTGATCGGGGTGGGCATGGTCGGCACGGGCGCGGCGCTCATCAGTGTCCCCGCTGCGCTCGTTGCCGTGGGCGCATTGGTGATCGGCCTGACGCTCTTTGGCGCGTGGGTGGCGAGGCAATAGTGCTGCTATCGATCCGGGCTGACGCCGGCAGCGACTCGGGCGACCGTTCGCCATGGGGCGATTTCTGGTTCTCGCCCGTGCCGTTTCGGGGCACCCCGCACTCGGTCAATGCCGATGCGGCGATGCGCCTGACCGCCGTGTTTGCCTGCGTGCGGGTGCTGGCCGAATCCGTTTCCACACTGCCATTCGTGCTCTATCGCGAGCGCACCGATGGCCGAAAGACACCGCTGCGCAATCACTGGCTGTACCGGCTGCTGGCCCTGCACCCGAACGATTTCCAGAATCCCCTGGAATTCCGCGAGATGCTGCAGGGCCACTGCACGTTGCGCGGCAATGCGTTCGCGCAGATCGTCTCGAATGCCCGGGGCGAGGTGACCGACCTGCTGCCCCTGCATCCGGATCGGATGTCGATCGAGCTACTGTCCGATACCCAGTGGCGCTACCGCTATACGCGCCGCGACGGTAGCGAAACCGTGCTTGCACGCAGCGAGGTGTTCCACCTCCGTGGCCTGTCACCCGACGGCATCGTCGGCTACAACCCGATCACGGCCGCACGTGAAGCGGTGGCCGGTGGCCTGGCTGCACAGGACTACGGGATGCGCTTCTTCATGAACGACGCGGCGCCCGGCGGCTGGATCGAGATGCCGAACGCGTTCCCGTCCGACGAGAAGCGACGCGAATTCCGCGAGGCTTGGCAGCGCCAGCAGACCGGTCGCAACCGGCACAAGACGGCGATCCTCGAGTTCGGCATGAAGTATCACGAGCTGGGCCTCAAGAACGAGGACATCCAGTTCATCGAGACGCGCAAGTTCTCCGTGTCTGAGATCGCGCGCCTCTTTCGGATCCCGCCGCACATGATCGGCGATCTGGAGAAGGCGACCTTCTCGAATATCGAGCAGCAGTCGCTGGAATTCGTGATCCACACGCTGCGGCCGTGGCTCGTGCGCTGGGAGGAAGCAATCCGCTACCACTTCCTCGCCGAGGATGACGGTCTGAATGTCGAATTCCCGGTCACGGCACTGTTGCGCGGCGATGCGCAGGCGCGAGCGATGTACTACCACAACGGGATTCTCGATGGCTGGCTGACCCGCAATGAGGCGCGCCGGATGGAATCGCTGAATCCGATCGACGGACTCGATGAGCCGTTGCGCCCGCTGAATATGGTCGAGGAAAGCGACGCAACCGACCTCGAAATTGGCCGCAGCAAACTAGGTACGCCATCACAAGGTACGCCATGAAACACGCCCTGCTGATCTCGGAATTCCTCTCGACGCCGTGGGCGATCATGCCGGAGCGGCTTGCCGCCTTCGCAGGCGTCGTCGCGCGCTGGTCGTCGGGGTCGATCGCCGATGCCGACACGATGGCGCGCGTGCGTGCCAATGCCGAAATCGTGGCGGCACGACGCAGCGCTGCGGCCCGCACCAGTGGCGGGTCCATCGCCGTGCTGCCGATGTACGGCGTCGTCACGCAACGCGGCAACATGGCCGACGACATCTCCGGCCTCGGCTCGATGAGCACGCAAATGTTCGCGCAGACACTGCGCTCGGCGCTCGCCGATGACGCAGTGGATGCCATCCTCATCGACATCGACTCGCCGGGCGGCAGCGTCTACGGCGTGCAGGAGCTGGCCGACGAGATCTACCAGGCGCGCGGGCAGAAACCGGTTGTCGCGATTGCCAACAGCCTGGCTGCGAGCGCCGCATACTGGCTCGGCAGTGCTGCGAGCGAGCTCTATGTGAGCCCCGGTGGCGAGGTCGGCTCGATCGGCGTGTGGTCGGCCCACGAGGATTGGTCGAAGGCGCTGGCCGAGGCAGGCATCACGACCACGCTGATTTCAGCCGGCAAGTACAAGACCGAAGGTAATCCCTACGAGCCACTGTCCGCCGATGCGCGGGCCTTCATGCAGGGCCGGGTGGACGATTACTACGGCGCCTTCACGAAGGCAATCGCGCGGAACCGGGGCGTACCGCTTGCCACCGTGCGCGACGGCATGGGGCAGGGCCGTGTGCTGGGCGCCCAGGCCGCGAAAGATACCGGGATGGTCGATGACATCTGCACGTTTGACCAGGCTTTGGCCAAACTGTCGAAATCGGTGAAGAGCAAAACCAGATCGCAGGCAAGCTTTAGCGCCATGCGTGCGGTACAAACCGAGGAGTCAGGAACGAACGGCGTCGCGGCAAGCAACGCGCTCGCCCGGCGTCGCAGGGAGATTGATCTCGCGAGTCTATAAGCCTTGTTGGACAAGCTGTCGCACAATCGCAGCCTGGTCGTCCGCCTTTCTCATCAGGTCAAGAATTTGCTGCTGCAGTGCCTCCAGTTCCTTATTGGCGGATTCGGCTTTCGAGCCCGCTGAAGGCAGAGTGACGCGCTTGGCGCGAGCTAGATGATTTTCCAGTCGCTGGATAAGGACGTCTTTCTCTTCATCATGGCACTTCAGTGATCGCACAAATTCGCGGAAGTCCGCACCCCCTTTGCTTGAGTTACATGGGCTGCAGCATGGAACCAGGTTACCGAGTTGGTGCCCGTATCCATTGAGTTTCCCATCCTTAACGAGATTGACAAGGTGATCCCAGGTGGTGGCCTCCGCTCTGCAGTAGACGCACACCAGATGGTCAAGATCGGTCTGCGCCAATGCTGTTAACGCTTCGATGACTTCGGATTCGACATACGGATCCGACGGTGCAAGTGCCGAGGCGAACGCATGTGCGACGGTGGTTCGCCGCTCATGGAATATCGAATACGGCTTCAAATGCGAGCGGATGCTACGAGACTTCATGACATGTGCCCTCGCGTGGACGTTTTAGGGGCCGGACGGCGATCACGCCACCCACTTGATTTCGCAGCATAGCAGCGAGGCCTGCGATCTCAGCCAGACCATTCTTGCCCTTGCAGTCAACCTTGAACCCGCCACGAGCGGGTTTCTTCATTTCTGGAGCCCGACATGAGCAAAACCCTCCGCACCCTGCAGCAACGCAAGGCGGCGCTGGTCGCCGACGCACGCAAACTGGTCGAGTCCGCGCACGCGGAGAACCGCGACCTGGACGATGCCGAGACCGCGCAGTACGACACGCTGATGGCCTCGATCCAGGCAGCACAACGCCAGATCGAGCGCGAGGAAGCGCTGATTGAGGCCGAACGCAGCGCTGGCGTGCCGGTCCCGGAGAACGCACGCATCAGCGTGTCGGAGAACATCGAGCACGATCCGAAGCGCGGCTTCCGGTCGCTGGGCGAGTTCGCCCGCTCGGTCCACATGGCGACCGTCAACCCGATGCGTGCCGATGAGCGCCTGCGCTATGGTGGTATTGGTGCGGTCGCACCAGCCACCTACGGCGGCGAAGGCTCGGGCCCGGACGGCGGCTTCCTGATCCCGCCGGAATTCTCGCGCGACATCTTCACGCTCTCGCTCGGCGAGGACGCTCTGCTGCCGTACACCGACGACTACGACATCGAGGGCAACTCGATGGTGTTCCCCAAGGACGAGACCACGCCTTGGGGCACCGATGGGATTCGCGCCTACTGGCAAGCCGAAGCCAACACCGGCACAGCGACGAAGCCCAAGCTGTCGGCCACGACCCAATTCCTGCACAAGATGATGGCGCTGGTGCCGCTCACCGACGAACTGATCGCCGATGGCCCGGCGCTTGGCCAGTACCTGAACCGCAAGATCGGCGACTCGATCCGCTGGAAGACCAACGACTCGCTGCTGTTCGGCGCCGGCAACGGTATGCCCATCGGCGCGCTGCAGGGCAACGCCGCGATCGTGGTCGCCAAGGATTCGGGCCAGGCCACGCAGACGCTGACCATCTCGAACCTCTCCAAGATGATCGCCCGCCTGCCGCCAGGTTCGTTCGGCCGTGCGATCTGGCTCGTCAACAACGACGTGCTGCCGGCACTCTTTACGCTGACGCTCGGCAACTATCCGATCTATCTGCCGATCTCCGCCGGCGCACAGGAGTCGCCCTACGGGATGCTGCTGGGCCGTCCGGTGTTCGTCTCGCAGCACGCGAAGAGCTTCTCGTCGCAAGGCGACGTGATCCTGCTCGACCTGTCGTACTACCGCACCATCAAGAAGGCGTCCGGTATCGAGACCGCGACGTCGATGCACCTGTACTTCGACGCGGATGCGATGGCGTTCCGCACCGTGTTCCGCCTCGATGGCCAGCCGACCATCGTCAATCCGATCAAGCCGGCGAACGGGACGAACAACCTGTCGCCGTTCATCCAGCTCGCGGCCCGCTAATTTCCGGAGGATCTCAATATGCTGCCCAGTCTGAAACCCACCGACTTCGAAGCGCTGCTCACCTCGATCGACCCCGCCAACCAGGCCGCCGGCACCGTTACCACCGCGTGGGTGCCGGTGCAGAACTTCCATACCTTTCTGGCGCTGATCGGCACCGGGGCGATGGGCGCGAACGGCACGCTCGACGCCAAGATCCGTCAGGCACAGGATGCGGCTGGCACCGGCGCGAAGGATCTGCCGGGTAAGGCGATCGCCACGATCTCGGCTGCCAGTGGCGCGAACGTTCAGGCGCTGATCAATTTCCGCAACGGCGACGTCGATACCAACAACGGCTACGCGTTCGTCCAGCTATCGGTCACGCTTGGCACCGCCGCATCGTATGTTGCCGCGTACCTGTTTGGCGTCGGCGCGCGCTTCGATCCGCCGGTGGATGCATCGGCGCTTATTCCCGTCAACCTCGGCGACGCGACGGTTGTCCAGATCATCTGACAGTGGTCGCTGATGCCCGAGATCCTGCTGCAGCGGCCAGTGGGCGAGCCGATCGACCTGGCCGTCGCGAAGCTGCACCTGCGCGTGACCGACGATGCGCAGGATACGCTCATCGCGTCGATGCTCACGGCGGCCCGTGCGGCTGCCGAGACGCTTACGCGCCAGCAGTTTCTGCACGCGCGTTACCGGCTTGTGCTCGACCGGTTCCCAATGGCCGGTGTCGGCACGCCGCTGCCGTTTGCCCACGTCGTGAACTACCCAGGCTTCGCGATTGTGCTGCCGCATTGTCCCGTGGTCGAGGTCGTGTCGATCGACTATCTCGGCATAGATGGCACCTGGCAAACCATGAATCCTGCCGATTACGTCGTCAATGCCGCCCTGATGCCGGCCATCGTGACACCAGGCTTCGGCAAGATCTGGCCGATCCCGCTGCCGCAGATCGGAGCCGTCACCATCACCTATGACGCGGGCTACATGTCCGTGTGTGCGGTCAGCGGCGCCTTGCCTGGCACGCAGATTCAGGTACGCGGCCCCGTGGCCTGGAAGCCGGGCGACAGTGTCTGGTTCACCAACTCGGGCGGCAAGCTGCCGGCGCCGCTGTTGCCTAACGTGCCTTACACGGTCGCCACCGCTTCCGGCGGCGCGTACACGTTGCTCGATAGCGCGGGCCAAGCGGTCACGCTCGCCGATGCTGGTTCCGGCACGAGCTACATCTACGGCGGACCCGAGCCGGTGCCCGAAGGCATCTGCAACTGGATCTTGATTCGCACCGGCTCGCTGTACGAGAACCGCGAGGAAGTGGCCATCTTGAATCGCGGCAAGGTCGAAGAACTGCCCTTCATCAATGGCTTGCTGGACCCGTACAGGATGTCGCTGCCATGACGGCGCGCATTCGCAGCGGGCTCCTCACTCGCCTCATCACGATTGAGCAACGTGTCACGACGCAGGACAGCTTCGGCCAGCAGCAGGAGACGTGGAATACCGTCAAGCCAGTCTATGCGCTCATTGAAGCGCTGAACGGCAGCGAGCGTGCGGCGGCGCAGTCGGTCATGACCGACGTGTCGCATCGCATCACCGTGCGCTATGACGCGATCTTTGCCGACCCGCGCGTCGTGGCCGCGTACCGTGCGACCTATAACGGGCGCATTTTTATCATCCAGGCCGCGTTGAACATTGACGAGGGCAATCAGATCGTCGAATTGATGGCGGCGGAGGGCATGACCAATGGTTGACGAGGTGCTGAACGTCAAGGGCCTCGCTGACCTGAATGCGGCGCTGAACGACTTGGCCGTAGCGCTCGCGCGCAACGTGCTGCGCGGCGCGGTGCGTGCCGGCGCCGAAGTCATCCGCAAAGAGGCGGTCACGCGCGCACCGGTCTATGCGCCGCCGGGCGCTCCCGATCAGCGAGTGGACCCCGGCCTCATCAAGCGTTCGATTTTCTCGGCACACGTACCGAATCAATCGGACGACACCAAACAGGTATTCATTGTCGGCGTGCGCAGTGGCAGACGCGAGCGGCATGCAAAGGTGCGCGCGCACGGCGGCGGCTCGCAAGTCATGAACCACGACGCGTATTACGCCGCCTGGGTGGAGTTTGGGCACTGGTACGTGCCGGCAGCGCCTGACAACCTCATCTTGCGGGCGCGCCGCAATCGCGCGCGCAGGCCGGGCGGAGTATTTGTGCCGGCGAAGCCCTTCATGCGCCCGGCATTTGAAGCGAAGAAGCGCGAAGCGGTCGACGCGATGGAGCGCTACCTCAAGAAGCGCTTGGCGAAAGAGCGCAGGAACTTGCAACAGGCCGTCGCGGGCTTGAAGGCGAGCACCAATGCCGACGATTCAGGAACAACTGGTCTCGCAGCTTGAGCCGGTCGTGCCGGGCGGCATCTATCCGCTGATCGCCGAACAGAACGTCACGCCGCCCTATGCCGTGTATCAGCGCATTGCCAGCGCCATCGAAAACACCCTAGCAGGCAACGGCCAGCCGCCCATCTTCAACACGCGATTTCAGATCGATGTGTGGGACATCACCTATGCGTCGGGCATCACCACGTGCACCGCCATCAAGGCCGCGATGGCCGCGTGGACTGTGCAAAACGTCCTGATTCTTGAACACGACGAGTACGTGACCGACGTGCGGCGCTTTCGCTTCATCCTCGACTTCTCAGTTTGGCACTACTGACCGCCCGACCCTTGACCACGACAGCCCGCGAAAGCGGGCTTTTTTCATGGAGCGTCTGACATGACCTCGACCGCAATTTCGGCCCAAGGCTCGACTCTGCAAGTTTCGAGCGGCAACGGCACTGCCAAGAGCATCAGCGGCATCGCACTCGGGAACCCGACCATCATCACGGCGACCGCGCACGGCTTCAATAACGGCGACGTGGTGACGCTCGCCGGCATCGTCGGCACGACCGTCCTGAACGGCCTCACGTTTGTGGTGAAGAACAAGACCACGAGCACTTTTGCGGTCGACTACGACACCACGGGCAGCACTGCCTATACCTCAGGCGGCACGGCAATGCCGGTTGCCTGGGTGAACATCGGCAACTTCAAGACCATCAAGGGCTTCGACGGCAAGATTGCCAAGCTCGACGCCACCAACCTCGCCAGCGTGGCGAAGGAATACCGCGCGGGCCTGTTCGATCCGGGTCAATTCACGTTCGATGTGGACGTGGACAACAGCGACGCCGGCCAACTCGCGCTGCAAAACTACAAGGTCAATGCGACCTTGGCGCAATTCAAGCTCACGCTGCCCAACACCCACACCGCCACGTGGACCGGCTTTGTCGAAACCTTCCCGTGGGATGGCGCCGTCGACAAGCTCGTCAGCGCCCAGGTGAACATCATCATCACCGGTCCCGTCACCTACGCCTAACCGATAGGGGTTTCACATGGCTCTCAGCAAAGACCAAATCCTCGGCGCCAGCGACCTGCCGAACCAAACCGTGCCGGTCCCCGAATGGGGTGGCGACGTCATCATCCGCACCATGACCGGCGCGGCCCGCGATGCCTACGAGGCGAGCATGGTGGTGTTCAAGGATGGGCAGCGCGTGGCCGATCTCACCAACATGCGTGCCAAGCTCGTTGCTGCAACGCTGGTCGATGACACCGGCCGCCTGCTGTTCACCGCCGCCGAGGAAGTCGAAGCGCTGGCGGCAAAGAGCGCATCGGTGCTCGAACGCCTGTTCCGCGTCGCGCAAGACCTGAACGGCATGGGCGCGGCGAGCGTGGAGCAAGCGCAAAAAAACTCGAATGCCGCCCCGAGCGGCGCTTCACCTTCCGCCTAGCGCTGGCGCTCGGCAT